TATTAAAGTCAGTAATTTTTATTTGTATTGTACCTTTACAATACAAGAAATCCCACCAATTTCTTGATGAGATTTATCTACTGTAAAAATATTAATTTAACTTACCAAATCTAATTTAAAACTTAGAATTTATTAGATAATAACTACACATTTATTCTAACTATCCTCATTCATCTCACTAATAAACTCCTTATGACTCTCCCAACCAATATTTTTCATATCATCAGCAAAATCTATAAGACATTCTAAAATGCAGTCAGGACAACCACCTGAACCCATAATAAAATCATGTGCCATAGTAATAAATTTCTCTTCTCTGCATTCTAAACAATCACATTCATCATCATCTGATTCTAATTCCTGCTCTTCTCTCATTGCAACACAATCAGGACAATCACATTGGATAACTAAATCATTATCAATATAATCTTCTTCTGAGTCTTCTTCCAATTTACATGTACACTCAAATTCATCACAATCATCATTATCGCAAGAACAGCACTTACAAAGATATGATTCTTCTTCTTCTAATTCCATTTCATCATCTGCGACTAACATTTCAACTTCCAATTGTTCATGATATACTTCTTCAGATACATGTTTTCCATTGATAGTGTATGTATCATACCATTGTTGATTCTCTGCATCCCACATTGATTCATTGTTAAAAATACGCATTATATTATTCCTGCCTTTATTTTTTATTTTTATTGTTTTATAATACAATTATTAATATTATTTTACTCTTCCACAACTTCAAACTGCTTCAAAAACTCATCTAATTGATCTTCTAATTTGCCAGAAACCTTTATCATATTATTTCCAATCTCATTATATATTTGAGATGCCGTTTCCAAATGAGCTTTTATTTTGATTGATTCAATATAGTTTTGTAATCCCTCAAGTGCTTCGTTATCATCCATTTCTCTAATATCATCAATAATTTGAAGTAATTCTTGACATTGATCACATTGGCAAAATTCAGAATCATTATTATCTCTATTTTTGTTAATGTCAATAACTTTACAACTATTTTCAGGACTTCCATTCATTTTAGGTAATGGAGGTAGAACAAACAAATCTTCGTCATTTAACATTGCATTATAGACTTCAGAAGTTACATATTTATCGTTGATTTGATATGAAATTTCATTACCATTGATAATTTCTTTGAACTTGATTTTCTGAAAACTCATAGAATATACCTCATAAACCTTTCTTGTTGTTTTATTTTCTAAACATAACTATTAATAATCATTTCCAATCCTTTATCATCATCCCATATAAATGACTGTGCTTTCTTTTGAGCACCAACATATCCGCTATTATAAGTCCACGCATCAGTACCACAAATTGCACTAATCCATCTAAAGATAATTCCATTCTGCTCATCTGTCATTTTCTCTTTATGAAAATGTGATAAATGAAATTCTCTATATTTTGCTTTTCCCCATAATTCAGGAACATCATTTTGCATACAATAAACTATGTTTTTTCGCTCATCAGCACCGTGAGCTAACCCCAAAAGATTTTTTCCTATCAATATATATTTACGATTATTAAATACAGAATCAACTTCTACATTATCATTATTTAAGAAATACCAATACATTGCTTCAGTCATTGTAAACGATGTTACTTTATCATGATTTCCTCCAACATATATTACTAAAACTGGAGCAATATCAGATAATTTATGTATAATTTGAATTATATTTTTGAGTAGTAATTTATACATTACATCATATTTTACGTCTGTGTCTTGTGGCGTATTTTTTGTTGTGGAATTAAAAATATTGTCGATATTTCCGAAATCTTGACCAAATGGGAATATTATTTTCTTGATATTATAATGTTTTACCTTTTCAATAATATCATTAATTACTTGCCATAATCTTTGAATACCAATTTCTGTCGAATATTCATTTCTAGTTTCATCAATACAGCAAAGTTTATCAATATGTACATCTGCTAAATTAATTTCTAAAGTTTTACCTTTTATATGATAAGGTTTTTGCTCTATTACTGGACTGTCTAAATCTAAGTCTTCTAAAGCAGATTTAATCCAATTGGTATCAAAAGATTTAACATAGGGCTTTACACTCACCTTTGAACTAAATAATTTCTTCACTCCATCTACCTTAGTATTTACATTCCAAATACTATGTTTAGCACTTATCAAAGTCCATGCTTCAGGATCATAATTATGTGATTTAAGAATAAAATTTACATCTTTTAATTCTTCATCAGATAATGGAATAACTTTATCAGAAACTTGAGAATTATCTTGCTTAATTTCTACAGATTCTTTATAATTAGGTAATGTTTCTTTATCTTTTAGTCTTGCTCTTTCAATAGATTTCGTAATATTATCTTCTTCTGGAAAATACGCACCCAGAACAATATTATTAATAATCTCCTTATTAACACCCAACTTCTTTAAAGTCCCATCGCGATCCTGTCTTTTCTTGATAAACTGACGATAATGTTCTCCAGATTTAAACTGAAATCCCTGAGACTCATTTAAATCATTCCAAGAAGGATTTTTAGTATTAAGTATTTTCTTATATTTATCTCTATTGTTTTTAAAATCTACACCAATAATATAAAGTTCATCTTTTGATTTTGACAATCTATAACCTCATTAATATTTATTTCACTTATAGTCCTTCATCGACTAAGGACTTATCACCATACAAACAAAAAATTAATTAAAAGAATATAACCAGAATTTCGACGCGATAGCTAGAAATTATGCAAGCGTTCCTTAATCACTGTATTATTAATTTGCTAGATTATCATTTTGATATTAGTCCCTTTGCGGGAGGCCATCATTACGCAATTTTTCAGCAGAGCTTCAAAATTACTTAAATGAATATGATTTATTATTGTTATATTATTATCATAAACTGTGATTTACTCTATTTATGAAATTTGATAAAGGGATACTCGCTCTATTTATGATATTAAAAAGGATACACATAATTATAATTTGTTCCAATTCTACTAATTAATCTATATTAAAATAGATATTATAGCAAAACTGGAACAATAAATATATTATTTATTACTCTTCTATTACTTTTGTAATTATAATATATCGTTTACCTCTCATATCCCCAATAGACTCTTTTTTAGATTTAGATACTGCATATGGTAAACTTAATTGATCTCTTAATATTGTTTCTAATGTAGTTGGTTTTATCTTTTTTGTCCTATAATCAGTTTTTGTATCTATTGTAATTAATTCTTTAACAACTAAATCTGATATTATTTGTTGGTCATCCGAGAATAATTTTTTGCCTTCAATACTTTCTAAATAACTCTCCAAAGTCTCAATTTCTGTATCCAAAATTATATCTCCAATTATATTACATTCATCAAAAGTATCTTCTTTTCCAATCCATAATAATTGTTCTTTAATGAAAGCATATTTATCATATTTAAATTTTTCTATCATTTCATTTGCAAATACTTTGTCTTTAAATAATCTTGCTCCTCCAATTAAATTATACATAAATTCATTATTATAATGACTCTTATACACAACATCACCTAATAATACTAATTCTTTGAAATTGTTATCATACTTCTTATTAAATTGATTTTTATTATCCCCTTCCAGAAACAATAAATCAATTCCTTTTTGTTTAATATCATAACTTCTAGATAATCCAAGAAATGATTTAGAATATCTCATTGAAATATAAAGATTTATTTCTTGTGCATTTGTAATATCAATTCTTTTTCTTCCTATTGATTGACAAAAAGTTGTTTTATCCCATGCCATAATTACAATATTAGTAAGAAGATCATCTTTAATATTAATACCGTTATCGAGTGATTTTGTGGTAATTAGTACTTTTTTAGTAAAACATGAATCATTAATAATAGAATTTAATTCCTTATTATCTTTTGTTCCAGATTTAATTATTGAACATTTATCATTACCTAATACTTTAAGAATCTTTTCTCCATCTTCAATGTCAGAAATAAATATTAACCATTTATTATCAGTCGTATCATTAAGTATCATGTTAGTGATTGTTTCAGTATATTTATTGTGTTTAAAGTATTTCACATTAACATATGAATAATCTTTACCGGTACTATATTCATGAATCTTAGGGATTACCCCTAATCCTTTTTCTACACATTTAATAATTGGTGGTTTAATTTCATCCATAGTACCAGACATAAATATTTTAATTATATTCCTATATTGTGTTTTAACTAATTTATCAAAAGATAATCTGTTTAAATTATTGAATCCTCCATCTGCCATAATGAAATGACACTCGTCCATTACGAGATAATCATAATAAGACAAATCGAACTTTTTACCTTTATATAATTCCTCTTTTGCAGAGTGTTGTAATGAATGATATGATGAAATTGTTATGTTCTTAATCGTTGTTACTTTATCCAATTCTTCCAATGCTTCAGGAACTTTTAATCCATATTGTAATAATAATCTTGATTTTACTTCGCGTTTGAGATTTGTTCTATTGCTTATGAATAACATTTTCTTATTACCGATCCAAGGTATTAATACATTCTCAATAAAATGATTTTTACCTGTACCTGTCTGAGAATCCATAATTATAATGTCACTTGGTTTCCATGTTTTATAAGATTCTCCTATAATATTTGATATGTATTGTAGATTTAATTTCATATATTTTTACCATCCTTATTCGTTAATTGGCAATAAAAAAATCTAGATATTCTTAATCTAGATTTTTCATGTTTTTCTTATTTAATTATTGATTTCTTAATGTGTCACTTCTTTTTCGCCATTCTTCATAGGCATCTTTTGTTTCATAGAAATCAAACTTAACCCATACATTTCCTGTCTGTGGATGTCTCCCAATGTCTAATACCTTGCAATTAAATTCATTGATATATGTACTCGCTCTTTTTATATCATATATGTATTTATATCTTTGGTCATCTATTTTATTAAGCATTTCTTGCATAATTATCAACTCCTTTAATCATATTATTTATTTACTTAATGATATCATACTTGTTATAATAATGCAAATAATTATTTATTAATTTATATTATTTACTTTCCCTTGAATTCCTCAATTCCTCTAACCTCTTCATTCCCAATTCATAATACTTATCATCATTCTCAAAACCTATGTAATTCCTACCCGTATTTTCACATGCTACAGCAGTAGTAAAACTTCCCATGCAATTATCTAATACTAAATCATTTTCATTTGTGTATGTATTTATTAAGTATTCAAATAATGCTACAGGTTTTTGTGTAGGATGAATTGTTTTGCCTTCACTCTTAAAGTCTAATAATGTATTAGGATATCCTTCAGATTTACATTTATACCCTGTTGTATGGTTAGTTTGTGATTCTCTATGATACTTTAATTCACTTGTATTTTGATTTTGTTTAACAACAGTGGTTCCCTCTCTAATACCTTGTGGATTATAAACCATTCTTTTTTCTCCAACTTGTTTAAAATGTCCAATAACCCCTTTTGAGAATACGTTAATATCTTCAATGATTTTTAATGGCATGTTAGGTGCATGAGGGAAATTACTTCCTTTTGACTTTTTCCATTCCCAACAATACTTAAATAATTTTATATTACTCATAATTAATGCACTAGTGAATGGCTGAATGCCAAATAATACTATTGCTCCATTATCTTTAATAATCCTCTCATATTGTTCCCAAAGTTTATCAAAAGGTATAATTGAATCCCATTTACAGGCAGTAGTTCCGTAAGGAAGGTCACAAAGAATTAGGTCTACTGATTTGTCTTCAATCAAACACATTCCATTATCACCAATGCAATCAGAATTATATACTTGATTTATTTCTAGCATTAGATTCCTCCATTTCCTGATAGAATAATGTTTAGTTATAATTTATTTACTATTTTATATCCTGATAATACCCGCAATCCATACAAAACATTATATCTTTATTTACAAAATATTTAACCCAATATCGCATTTTACCACAGTTAGGGCAACATATTTGCTCTTCAATATTTAATTTTTCCATTGCAATCATCTCCTTAAAGGATATGGATATTAATTATGGAGCCAAAACACAGAATCGAACTGTGATTAACTGGTTACAAATCAGTTGTTTTACCATTAAACTATTTCGGCATATGATAAGATTTAATTGGAGGATAGTGTGTGATTCGAACACACGGAACCGAAGTTCAATTGTTTAGCAAACAATCTCAATAGACCACTCTGACAACTATCCTTATATGTTAATTATTTTTGGAAGAGAGTTGGAGAATCGAACTCCACAGGGCAAAACCCACGACTGTTTTCAAGACAGTTTGCTAACCACTCGCCTACTCTCCATATTTATTCAATTAAAATGCAGTTTTTAAATTATTAATGCCGTTTTATTTAAGTTATCCGGCAAACTTATTTAGTTTGTATCCATGAGAGACTGAGTTATTAACCGTAGTCTAACTCAGTCTTTGTTCTCATGTCTTTAAGATGTGTATTATTACATCTTATTAAGTCTTAATAATCAAGTACATTGCCCTAAATGATATTTTGGAAGGCTTTTCCTCTAAACCTTGCACTCTAAGTTTTTACATGCTTTACCATGCAGTTATATTAAAGGAATCTGACAAACCATGCACTATGGAGGACTATTCGGCAATATCATACCGACCATTGACTTAACAATGGTTTTAATATAAAGGTGAGTCTACCCCTATAAACTCACCTTATTTGTAATTTGGCATACTCATATATCATCAATCTCATTGCAGTATGCCATTTGTCTCTATCACTAAGTTTAAATAAACTGTGATTAACGCCATAGAGAACAAACAATGAGTGATGAGGGGAAATCTAATAATTTGTGCGTCTATAAACCTCATACTCTTTGTCAGAGCAATGCCTGTCTTTCAAGGTCTTACTAACTTATGCACATGATTTTAGGGAAGGTTCGCAATTGCACTAGCGTTGACCTAATTTTATCAAACCCTAAAATAAGTTTTTATTGTTGTTGTCTTGGCTTATGCAATTTCCAAAAAATCATCACCACAACAATTTATAGAGGGAAGTATTGATTATAAAACACTAGCGTCTTCATAGACCTAGCTGAATGAACGATTAGCCCCTACTAGATTCAAGATATTTACCTCTTTCATCTTCATAAAACATAAATATCAACTCCATTCATGTTTATTCTACTATTCTTCGTCTTCAGTTTCTTCTTTACCAGTTAAATCCTCAATCTCAACATTTTCATCCAATAAAAACGCTTCACATCCATTTACAGTAACATCAAGACCAATATAATTGTTCTTTGTTCCTTCTAGTTTAGATAATTTATCTTCCCACATACAGGTTCCACGTTTTACACAAATTGGACAGAAATTTTTATTGTTGATTATTGACATATATTTTTATTCCACCTTTTTATTTTATTTAATATTATGAGTATATCATTTGTATTAAAGAATTTGCCTTACGCTCAAATATTGTAATGTATCGCTTTGCCTTATATTTGAAGATACCTATCAAATATAAGGACTTACTGTGCGATACAAGATTGATGATTTTAAATTACAGTGCTAATTCTTTAAGAACTTTATAAATAGTTGTTTTAATTGCAGTCTTTGCAGGAATTATAATCTTTTCCTTCGTTTTGGGGTTAACTCCCGATCTTTGAGCACGATTTACGACTTCCATTCCAAAATATCCAGACAATTTAACTTCATCCCTATTTTTAACAGCAGTTTCTAATGTTTGAAGAAATGCAGTTAGATATTTTTCACAGTCTTTCTTTGTGCTACCTTCTACCAGTGTTTGCATGTTGTTAATTACGTCTTGCTTGTTCATTTATTTTAATCCCCTTTTATTTTAAATTTTTTATTTATTTCTGCTATTGATTATTAAATATTTTATTCTAATCTAAAACCTTGTGAGTGTCAGATTATGTGATTATTATTGGTGCATTGTACTGTTTTATTAAGCACAAAGACCTATCTTCGATAATTTGACTTTTCTACCTAACCAAAATCCATTAATATAATGACTTCCCTCCTTGAATTAATATTTAAAGAAGAAATAGTGAAACATACTATTCCAAACTCCACACAGAAAAACAGTCTGAAGGAGTTTATTTTATAACTTTATTTATTACATCTTATCAGATATATCTGCCATTCTACTTCTCCAAACATTGGGAAGATGTATACAACCAAACATATCCTCATTTTTAAACACTTCTATTGCTTTGAGCAACCCATTATTTTTACCAACATATTCAATCTTGTCTACCTGCTGATATGGATCACCTTCAATTATGATTTTTGCATCCTTACTACATCTGGATAAAGCAAGTTTCATTAAATCAGGTGTTGTATTTTGTGCTTCAGTGATATATAGAATTTGATTATCAGTTATTTCCATTCCTCGACTGTCTGCCATAGGTATTAATCTAATCTTATCTTGTGTAATTAAATTATCTACAATGCTTTTATCACCAAATTTAGTAATAAGCATGTTACCTATGAAATTTTGGAGACCCTTCTCGATGGAATTTCCTGAATAAAATCCCATATCAACTGCACCACGTACTTTTGTTGGGTTATACATTACTACACAAGTGTCATATTTTTGATATTGTAATGCCCACATAATATACATTAAACTACAAAGACTTTTTCCACTTCCTGGTTTTCCTGTAATAGCAGTAAATTGATTATTATGCAAACTATCAATACATAGTTCTTGGAATATATCTTTTGGTTTTAGATTTCCAAACATCATGCTCTTAAAATCTTTTTTTACAATTCCTTTAAATCCTTGTTGTGTCCATCTTTGTTTATCTACAATTGAATTATTAACTTTGAGTAATAGGTATTCATTGATATTTAGATTCCATAGATTTGCTTTGGTTTCTGATTCATACCAATTAGCTAATTCATATTCTGACATTTCTAATATTTTATAACCAGTATACTTTTCACCATCAAATTCTGCAGGTTCAAACTTACTATAAGGAATACCTAATTTTTTACACTTCTGTCTAAACAAAATATCGTTACTATAAGCAATGAATGTATTGTCATTTTTCCACATCTTATATAATATAGAGATGATCTTATTATCCATATTATCTTTATCAAAGTCTTCTGGAAGATCATAATCAGTCTCACGAATAAGATATGTAATTTTGTCCTCGTTCTCGTCTATGTATCTACATGCTCGTCTGGCCTGAAATTTTGTTTCTTCTGTTTTACCGTACTTTCTTAAATTATCCATCTCTCCTGCGACATAACCACTAAGAAAGATATGATCAAACTTCTCAAAAACTTCTTTTGGATGATCCATTAATACACACGAATCTATATATTGTTGATGCTCTGAATTTACATATGGTTTATTGGGCAATATAAACCAATCCTCTGCTGTTTATTTTACTACTTATTATCATAAGACGCAATTTACAACTTCTTCAATATTAACAAATTCATCATACTTGATTCTCAGTAGCTTAATTCCATTATTGTTACAAGAACCAACTTTAAATTTGTCATAATAATCACCATTGTAAAACTCTATTAAATATTTTAATTTAGTTCTTGATTCATCTTCAAATACTGCATAATCAAAGATATAATAGATTTTATCAATACCTTCTAATCTGTAGTTTTGAGAGAATATAGTATTTTTTAGATTAAAATATTGCTCTAATCTATCTTTTTTCTTTAGTTTTAAGAGTAGATTATATACAGGTGGTGTACAATAGCGTTGTTTACGCCTACCACTACTAAATTTTCCTATTACGACTAGGGATTCTCCATAATTTCCATGTTTTTGATGGATTATGTTTTTAGAAATTAGGTATAACATTTCTTGTTTTGTGATTTTTTCCAATGTTTTGTTATTGATGCTCCTTTTAGTTTGGAGTTTTATTTTGTTTTTGTTACTTTATATTTAAACTGCAATCGACCATACAGTTTAATAACAATTTTAGTAGGGAAGAGTAAGTAATAAATTTAAAACCTACTCTTTTACCCTCTGTTTAGTTCAGAATATGCTGTGGTCAAGCACAAGTCCTCACTACTGTAAGTCGTAGGTTTTGGCAATTTTTTCATGTGCTAACAGCATATTTGTCTCATTACTTTCATCCGACCAAAGACTACTCATATTCGACTAAAGCAATAATTATGCAGAAACTAAGATGTCAATCTAATTGTATTATCTATAACCATTTAATGCATTTTTCAGCGAAACTTCGATAATACATGCTAAATTATCTTCAAGTCCTATTGGCAAAACTCATAGATAATTTTAAGCAAAGTTTTCTACTAACATAGCCAATTGTGTATGATTTAGTTAGTAAGGAAAGTTGGAATTCATTTATTATTTTCTACATTTACTACAAAATTTTTGCTTATTGTTTGTTTTATAAATTACCTCACCACACTTTTCACAATGCGATCTCATTTTAAGCATTTTTAAAGTTTTATTCTTTCCTATATCTGTTCTGAAACTTGTAATCTTTTCATTCAATTCAAATAAACACTCTCGCCAATCTATTAAATTACGTATATTTAATGCTGTCCTTGATAAAATATTATATTTTATTTTAATTACAGTATCTACGTCAATTTTTGCTCCTGGTTTTCCAACTATATTACAAATATTATATCCTATATTTATATCACATACTTTTAGTGAGTCTATCCAATATTGTTCCCTTGTACGTAAAACTTCTATTGAACATTCTTCCATTTCCTCAAACTTAAAATTATCTTCTCCATACTTATTCCAAGCTCTCTGGAGATGTATATTCTCATGTTTATTTGCTCTTAATTTATATTTATGTATACTAATCCTATTTTTTATATTATAACTAGACCCTATATATAGTTTATTATTAATTAAACAAACAATTTTATATACTCCTACGATAAGCTTTAGCACCTAACTTTCAATATAGTATTATATATCATTAGTTAAAGAAACATAAAAAATTTCTAAACCCTTGCTACAAGCACGTTTCAGAGATTTTCGACTTCGTGACATTTCTCATTATTTCTTTGTTTACGCTTTCTTTCTACTGAATTTTCCTTTTCAACTTTTTTGGCACAATCAATACAAAATTTTTGGTTATTACTTTTTTTCTTGACTAATTTTTCACACCCTTGATTTTCACATTTTATCACACCATTTTCCTTATTATAATAATCCAAATAATAACCAATATTATCAAAATCACTTATAGAAAATGCAACATCTCCTTCTTGTTTACAATTCTTAATATAATCCAAAAGAATAGTTCCTTTATGTACTATTGTAACTAATTCTAACTTCTCCAGAGTATTTATTACTTCATCATTTAAAAGCATTTTAACTGGTATATTTGATATCTTTTTTATGTTATTATATTTCTTTACACCTCCTTTAAAATATGACATATTATATTCCTCTCCGTCATGTCTATATTCAAAAATCATTTTATTTAATCTTAACTGAACTAAAAAAGTAAACATTACCTTTTTGTATTCCTGATTGATATCTAAAGAATTAATATAATCAAGTTCTAATTTGTAAATATCTATTTTAGATATAGAAATTAGTTTTTGATCTTTTTTCCCTCCATTATTTAATGCCCTATTTATTGTTTTATAGAACTTTTCTTTTCTGAAATTAGGAATATATTTTCTACAAAACTCATATATTTTAAATTCACGTTCTTTAGGTTTCAATTCTAATACATCTCTATAATATAAAACTAATAATCTTAATTCTGTGGCAAAATATTTTGTTAAGAACCCCTTCTTATACACTTCTTCTGCATAAGACAATTCGTTATATTTATAGTCCATTGACATCAATCTCCTTTAATGAATAATTGATTTCCAAGTATTTAATATCTCCATCTTTTTTGGGGAAGGGGAATAATATTTTACCAGAACATTTCTCTTTAACATTTTGATATATATATTTACCATATGTTCCCCATAAAATATCTTTGTTTGAACTTGGTTTTTCTACATAAAAATAATCTAACAAAACATTAGTAACTAAATATACGTCACTACATACATTATTGATTTTATTTTCTAAAGTATCATTATCTACTTTAAATTCTCTAATTTCATCTTCGCTGTAATCATTGTCATTATTTACGTCATCTACTTGATTTAATTTATCATATTTAACTCCAACAATATGCTCCTTTAAAACTTCTATAATTGTATTATATTGCTCATCGGAATAAGGATGATCCTCATTTTTATAGTTGGTTGTTATATCATCTAAACTTATTACCTTTATTTTAGAATTTATTTCAAAATTAATACCTTCAATGTATTTGCACAATAAATTCATAGGACTATCACTATAAGTTAATGGCATATAATTATAAAAATTACTTATATACTGTTTTTGATCAATAGATACTCTTTTCAATTCTTTCAACTTACTGAAAGACATTTTGAATTTTTGATGACAAGTAATTTCATTCTCATCACAATATTTTCTATATCTACGATGTGTATTCTTATATAGATATTTAAAGAAATATGGATATTTACTTAATAAAGTATTATTATATAACTCTTTTTGCTTTATAATTTCTTCAGAATCTATAATATTTCCTGCTTCGTCCTTTTCTATTTCTTGTTTATGTATCCATAGTTTAGGTATTCCCTTAACATCTCTACCTATCTTAGCTTTATCAATTTGAGCCGATTGTGCCTTACAACATTGCTTCAATCTAGATAATATTAATTTATATTCTTCACTTTCTATGCCGTATTTCTTTTCTATACTTGGCAACAAGGCATATCCATTACTACTTTTATTAGTAATTGACCCAATTATTGATCCAAATGAAAAAGTATCAGCAAGATACAAGTCATTATCCGTAAGTAGTGTTTTTTTAGGTTTTGGAGGGGAATATACTACAGGTAACTCATCTTTAAAAACCCCATTGATCATTTCTTGACTTGAAGTGGTGGCCAAAATATCATAATCTACATCTGCCCCACCAAAATTTACCACTTCATGACCATGATAATTCAAAATTATACCTAACTTACAATGTTTGTACCATTTTTCTGTTTCTTTATCTTTTTTTAAATCTAAAATTACATGCTCACTTCTATATGTTAAAGGTGATCTCATTCCATTTACTTGTTTTACATTTCGTTCATTCCAATAATTAGAATAAAATTCTCCTTTTTTAAGTAAACCAGTAACCTCTAATCCACAAACATGTTGCATAAATCCGTAAGGATCATATACCAATACTTGAAAGTTTCCATTTGTAAATATATCCCCCATGCACCCGTTCTTAATCCTAATCTTGATTAATTCTTTTATTTTTGTAAGAATAAATTTATCATTTTTCATGTCATGATTAATGATTAGACTTTTAATCCAATAATTATCACTGCTTTTTAGATATTCCTTAATACTATACTCATTATTATTTACACCAAGTAAAAATAATAGCATATAATAGACATTATCGTAAGAAACTCCTGATATCCAATCAACAAATTGTTGTGCTAATTTCTCAATACTTTCTTGATTTAAATTCAATGTTTGGATAAATTGATAATTGAGTTTAAGAATATCTTTTGCGTGTTTTGGAGTATATTGTGATATACCCCAAAACAACTTATTCTTATGACAATTATTAATATATGTATTTATATCTGGGAAACTATCCCACAATTTAAATTGTGATTCAGTTATTATTACTTCGTAATCTCTCAGGTCTGCTTTTATATAGTTTCCATCACTATCTTCATATATAGTATTAACTATATAGTTTCCATCGTTGACTTCTTGGCAAAAGGTATGTATATCAAATACGCAGAGCATCCCTTTCAAAAAATTCTGTCTCACACACCACTGAGATGGAACCCAATCTAACCCTAATTCTTGAGACCATGCTAATGCTTGCTTAGGACTAATTATGCCCATTCCGTCCGTTCTATTCATTTCCATTTCAATTTCACGAATTTCTATATCATCATCAATATTCCACTCCTTTTCTATTACATAATTAGTTTTAAATTTATCCGTATTAATAAAATCCTTTACAACAATAAATTTTGGCTCACTAACTAAATATGTAGAAGATCCAGCGAGTCCAAAATATGAATTAAATTTGCTCGGAGCATTTTCTTTATTTAAATCTCTACCATTATTTAATCTTTCTTTTAACTCATCTAATATATCTACACAACAAAAAACAACAGTAGAAACTCTTGCTTGACCAGCAGAGCAACTGGCCCTCCTATATAACTTACCATTGATAAATAATCCATCTTTAAATAGTTTCTTATAATGAGAAGGATGTTCTATGACTATTGTAATATAATCTGGAATAAACATAGTTCTATTTATTTTATTCTGTATTTGGAAAATTCTATCTGAATTCTCTTTTGAGTTTTTTCTATTGTTTCTTTTCTTTCTAACATTTCTCTCTTTAAATAATCTCTCTAGTTTTTCATGCTTGATTATTCTCTTTCTTATGTCTCTTATACTTCTTAATATTTGATTATCTGCTAAAGCAATTACCTCCTTTACCTCCTTGGCTTTATCAAATGTAATATCAATGTTATAATTATATGCTTTCAGCCTAGAAGATTTAAATTTATATGTATAAAATTGTCTATTAATCAATGATAAAACCTCCTTATTTAATATTATTAATTTCAACTACCCCTATACGATTCAATTCATTAATAAAATCTTTTATTAACCATAATCTAAAATCACCCAATAGACCTTTTGTAAAATCTTTATTAAGTTGTATATTCAATTCTTCATAATCACATTTATTTGATAAGTAAGTGATTGGATATAGTAATTGAGTAAGTTTTTTGTCTATATCGCAATCAGAGATTTTAATACTTTCTCCGTTTTTATATATTTTTGTAGAATATTCAGTGTTAGAAAAATTACGTTTAATGTCTTTTATATTCTCTTCAATTTTATCTAGTAAATCATTTAATTCAGAAGTAACTTTTACAAAGTTATATCTAGGTAACGATTTGTCTACAAAATAATATGATAAGTTTAAAGTCTTTTGCTTAATAAATTTATCAAATCTATATTGAATAAACTTATCTGTAGAATTAACAAAATTAAAATCATAAGAATCTTTTGTCTCTTGAATATAAAAATTATAAGATAAGTAATGTAAGCCAATAAACAAAGTATTATCATCAATTAAATTATTAAATACATTTGTATGATGCTCTTGAAATGTTTCTTTACTATAATAACCTTTGCTTAAAACAAAACATTTATTTCTATAATCTACAAAATATATTGCATTAATGTAATCAGTATTTTCTTTGTAATTTAATTTGTAATTGACTATCTTATCGTTCTTTTGAAATACATCTAAAACTTTTAGTAATAAATTATGAGTGGACAACAACTTTTCGACAGTCGTATCTATTCTACTTTTAAATGTGCCACTCAGTATTTCATCTTTAAAGTTATAATTATAAGTTTGGTGAATTTCTGGAACGTCTGAATTATAACCACTGTCTGGAATATAAAACTTAATAGTTACTCCATTGAAAATTCTATCATAGATAAGTCTAGGTACTTCAGTTTCATACTTAATCAGATACCCGTTATACTTTAAGTTCAAAAGTTTAAAGTGCTTATCAATATTAGTTTTTATAAATGTCACGTAATTTCCTAAAATACTATTGCCACATCTTGCTCTTGATAAAATAGCAATAGCCACTTTTCTACCTTCGTCAGAAGTTATTGATCTAATAAAATTTCCAATCTCACTATAATCTTTATTTTCATATTTTATCTTTCTTATCTCTTCCCATAGATAATCTAAATTTTCCATTTCAACTTTTCTTGATTCTAAATAATTTTCATCACGTTTTGTTAATTTATATTCTCCTATAGTTTTATAATAAAAATTATCTTCATCATTTAAATTAAAACATTTGCCTTCATAGTATAATGCTTTAAAAGTTGGAACTGAATCTGAAAATACACTCAATATAGAATTCATATCTGCTTCAATAATAATGTTATTTAATTCTTTCCAAATATCAATATAATCCTTAACTTTTTTCTTATTACTATAATTATACTCAAAATGAATTGTGTTGCCACAAGATGTTAAAACGGTTGCATCTGGGGTATATCTTCTACCATTTATTACTATAGTTTTTTCAAAGAATATTTGATTACAAATGTATTCATTTTCCTTATCTGTGATTACTTTAAAACAATCACCAATTTTAATAAACTCTGTTTTCATCCAAAAATGGGTAAATGACTCTGTTCCGCATTTATCAGCATTCAAATGTTTAAAATGAGGAGTTACTTTTGCATTGTCTCCACCAATAATTTTACCTTTTACAGCTACAGGAATTACATCTGAACCACACACAATACATTCATATTTCTCATATCTGTTTTCCTCATCAATTTGACTAATATTTATCTTACTTCCATCACTTCTTTTTCTAACTACAACCATTTGTATATTTTCAAAGTTCATTATTATTTTATTCCTCCATCTTTTTCATTTAAATCAGGTAAACCATCTACCCATTCCAATAAACTAATAGCATTTTTATAAAGTTGTTTACTTAATTCCACAAGATTTAATTTTTTATCAAAGTATCTTAGAATTGAAACTTTACCTTCATCAAATTTAATATGAGGGTATATATCTTGATCATGTTTATATCCTTCTGGTAAAGAAGGAAGAAAAGTATAATCTTCGAAATATATGTAACTGTGCAAACCACTATTTCCAGCAACATGACCGCTACAGCAGTATTGCGTAATATAACCCTTCCTATTCAACTCAGCAATCACTGGTACAAATAATTCATCAATTTCTACTACATCACCATAGCACTCTTTAACCTTACATATATTGTTCTTTATCGTTTTCTGATTGTAAACCTTATAGCAATTCAAACATAAAAGCACTATAATTCCTCCTATTTATTATTTCCAACCAACGTATCATATCGCCATTTAGTCACGTTGGTTGGTTTTATAAAACACGTTAAAACTCACCTTTTAAACTATTATATTATTTTTATAGTAAAACTTATCAAAATCTTCATTTGACAATGGGCTGATTTCTTTGAGATAATTATAATATTCTTCTTCAGTTAATGTAGTAGTCCACTCTCTATGCCAACATTCTTCACAACTTGAATTTTCTTTACAAGAAATTAAATTACCATTAGATATACCATATTCTTTTGGACACGAACCAGAAATAATCATATCAAGATTTCTATTATAATTTTCTATCTCTAATACTTTTTCTATAAGTTTAATTTATTTCCATCTCCTTACATTCTACAGCGTTTAATTTATGATACTTCACACAATCTTCACAACAATAATTTCCACTATCTAAATCTGTCCGTATATCTTCAATTCTAACTAATTCTTCTCCACATATTACACAGTTTTCTGAAATATAATCTAAATCATTACTATCCTCCTTATCTTTACATCGCTCTTGCTGTGTCATTGTATAAATCCTCCATAGTACCACTATTATTAATAAATTCACCAATAGAATCTGTATAATCCTGTATCAATATCTCTAAATTTACATTATTCTCTGCCCATTTATATAATTTTTGTTCTAATGGAAAATTACCTACATAATATGATTTAATATATTTTGTTTCTTCTTTTATATATAATCCTTCAAAACAATGAAATGATTCACATATTACATTTTCATTATTATTGCTATTGCCACTATACACCTTGCCAACTACTCTAATTAGTTTTTTAATTGCATTTTTAGAATTATGTATTGTATCTAGAATATCTGTTAGTGATGTTTGTTTAAGTGATTCGGTATTTTGGATAATATAATTCATTCTTGATTGATCATTCTCATCTAAATATATTTTTCCATTGAGTAAGATTTGTTGCATTTTAATTACCTCTTTCTATATATTTTTTAGATTTAATAGTTTTATATTATTTTTGTATTTGTGATATTACTATACCATCAAAATATTTAGAATGTAATATATCACTTCTACCGTATTCTTTTAACTTATTAATTAACGACCAATTTGTTATGTATTCAATTTGATCTTTAAACCTTATGAGTGTAACTCCTTCCTCTTCACATCTTTTGTCTTTAAATCTATCTCTGTCCTGTTGATCTAAAAAATCCTGTTTTGTTTTATGAAACCAAGGAGTAAATTTATCATGCTGACCGCCATCATACTCAAATGCTAAATTAATATTTGGTAGATAAATATCTAGTTCAAGAGGATTAGTTATATATCTTAACCATTCATATCTTTTTCTAAAAAATATTTCTTGGTCATAAAATATATAACTAACTAATTCAGATAATTTTTGTTCTCCTAAATATTTAGAATGTGGGATTACATCTATATTATTACTTGGTTCTTTCTTATTCATATATTTATTTCTCTGAGACTCTTTTTTACATTGTGTACTACAAAATCTTTTGCGTGAGTCTGTTGTTTTTATTTCTTTTCCACAATTTCCGCAATTTATAATAATACAAACTTTTTCGAAATCCTTACATTCTTTACAAGTTAAATCATCTTCGTTTAGCGGTTCATATCTCCTACCACATGTTATACATTTGGGTCTTGTTTCTAATTTTTCTGGTTTAGTTAATCTACTATTGATATCTTTTATTAGTCTTTCATAACATTTTTGAGAACAAAAATTGCCTTCTATTTCATAATTATTTTCTTGATATTCTATATATCTATTGAAGCAAACTATACAATTTTTTAATTTTTCAATAGGTATTTTTTCAGGATACATTGTTTTGCATAATTTTGTACAAAATTTATTAAAAGATTTTTCTCCACAATTCAAACAATTATTTTCTTTCTTGTGTTTTATTTTCTTTTTCTTTCTTTTAACTTTACTCAATAAATTATCTCCTTTATTAATTTATACATATACTTAGTCTTATATCTAGATTTTTTACTTTTAAAACCCTTGCTATAAGCGACTTTCAGAACCCAAGATATAGCGTAAATCAATTTAAAATATGAAGTAGTAAGATTGCCAGGGTCTTTAATTTGCAACGCTTATAACGTCAAATATTCATCATATTTTATTATTTTTATTTCTTGATTTCTTTATCAGCAATTCTATCTAAAATTTTCTTTAGTTTCTCTTTTGTAATTACTAAGCCATTTTTAGGATTAATAACTTGTTCATTCTTACCATTGATACCAAACTTTAGAACCTTATGTGCTATATGTATTTGATCCTCATTGAATAACCATACTTCTTCTTCATGTAATAATTTTGGCGTTAATGTTACTCCTAGTGCATCTAGTTTTGGTATAATGGAATTAGATGTAGATTTACCTTTTGGCATGTAAATAGCTAGAGTATTATCATTTTCCCTATATGTCTCAGTCCCAGAGACTCCTTTTAGATATGTATCATTTTTATTAGATGTATTTCTTCCAGTTGTTATATTTATAGGAACAGATATATAATATTGATTAAGATATTTTAGAATTCTTTTTCACCTCCTTTATATAATATTATTTTACTATTCAATAAACAATCAATAACTTAATATGTATTATAAACTATACATTAATTTCTTATTATCACATTCTTCACAAACTAAATGAACCCCCAATGCTCTGTGTAACTATCATCGTAAAAATCATTAAATTTCTCAGTATGTTTAATAGAAGTATTTACACTTCCACATTTTTGACATATAATAATGAAATCTTCTGGGAGTTTTGCTATTGTCATGTTTATTCACCTCCTTTGCTACTTAATCATTATAACATTATTTTTATAATATGTCAAATAATTATTTATTACTTTATAAACCTATATATTCTATTGAATCTTCTTTGTAACACCTCTCTTATCACGATATTTCTTAATTATAAAATCAAGAAACTCCTTTTTCATATTAAACATTTGCAAACCTAAATCAAATACTTTCTCCCATACTTTTAATAGAGCAATTAGTAGGACTCCACTGGTGACAATTAAGGATAGTCCAATAGTTACTTTTATAAGATTATCTATGATTAGATATTCCATTTATTTATTTACCTTCCTTCTCTAAGTAATTTATCCAAATAATCAATAGTATCAAATAAATCCTCTAATATATTTCCCTTCTCTGTATTAACCGAAATATAACCATATTTATTACATATATCAGAAAATTCACAATAATTTGGATCATTTTGATTACATTCCATTTGATTACATTCCATGCATTTATTTGGATTATCTTCATCCTCTTTTGCAAAAAATATTAATTCTTTTAGTTTTGTTAGTTGATTTGTGGTTAGTATACTAATTTATTTCACCTCCTTTGTGTTTATTTTATTGTTGTATTTTGAGGAAGGGGGTAGGTTGGTGAGTATTGTGATGATGAATATGTAAACCATACCGCCCCTTGCCTATGTGATAATTATAGCATGGATTGATTTTGGTGTCAAGTATTAATATTATTTTAGTGTTTAGGAGATTATTATAATATCTATCTCTTCTTAATAATCCAACTGATCTTATTTGATTTCACACAAGTATGAACATCAAACTTAGTTCTCAAAACCTTACCATTAGCCCACCATTGAGATTTTAACCAATCCAATTGTTTCTGAGTTGCAGGTTCATATTTCCACTTTGCTTTACGATCTAGGAATGTAGAATATTTTCGTGATGCATATTTCTCTGCTTCTTCAATAAGATTAATTAAATTGTCATCCTCAGATATGTAATCCTTAGTGTTGATTCTATTAGTGGTATTTACCATGTACAATTCAAATATATTCTCTTGTAAATTCTTATAGATTGTATAATGTAAATCAGATGTTATAGATAATGCGAACGTATCTCTATCACACTTATACCAATCATAATATGATTCTGAGAAATATTCACTCATATTTGTCTTGAATAGTTTTAATTCTTCTGCAATTAATGCCAATCTTTCAATTTCTTTTTGCTTTGCTAATTCTTCTCTTTCTAATTTCTCTGCTTTATTCTTTTCTTCACGTTCAATTGCCTCAGTTAAAGTTTCTTGATCTTTAATTTCTACACCAAATATATCTGTCATTGTCATTAAGTCATGTTTACGCACAATATCAACTACATCAATGATTAAGCAATTAGATTTGCCTTCTGATGTTCTAAGTCCTCTTCCAATAATTTGAGTGTAGAGTATTTTTGACTTTGTTGGTCTGGCTACTATTAAACATGATGTCTCAGGATGGTCAAACCCCAAAGTTAAAATACCTACGTTTACAATTACAGGTAATTTACCGGACTTAAAATTACTGATTACTAAATCTCTTTGAGTGTCTTCAATAGTAGAATCTACATAATCACAAACAATATTGTTATCTTTAAATGTTTGGCAGATGTCTCTGGCATGTGCTATCCCTGATGCAAATACAATTGTAGACTTTCTATCACTAGCGTATTTAAGATAAGATTCCACAATCAAGTCATTTCTAGGATTTGTATTTACAGCATCTTCAAGTTGTCTTTGATTGAACTCTCCAGCAATAGTTTTAACATTTGACAAGTCAACATCTGAATGTACATATATTGCTTTAGGTTCACATAAATACTTATTGTTAATCATTTCTAATATAGGTTTCTCATAAATAATTCCATTGAATACTTTTTTCATTTCTAAGTTCCAAGGAGTACCACTTAAACCAATAATCTTTATATTAGGATTTAATTTATCTATGATTTTCTTTATCTGTCCACACGCTACATGCGATTCATCGAAGATTGCTAATTCAAAATCTCCATGCTCAGACATTCTTTCTAACCTAGTTGATTTGGAATGTGTGAGTGACTGCCTTGTTCCAATAACAACTTTTGATGCGATTTGGTCTAATGAAGCTTGAACAATACCAACATCTAATTCAGGATTAGTATTAAGTAATTTCTCTTTTGTCTGATCACGAAGCTCAGAAGATTGGACTATAATCAAAACTCTACCAACAGTATTATTTGCTATTGCAGACATTATGATAGTTTTCCCTGAATTATGAGTTGCAGTAAAATCACCCATTAAATATAAATTATCCTTATCCACTGTAAATCCATAATAATTATTTATATCTTCTTTAATCACAGAAAATCCAGTTACTAAAACATCTTTTATTTGTTCTCTTTTCTTTGCTTGTTTTCTTTTTATTCTTGTAGGTATAATAGAACAATCTCCACTAATATAAATTCTATAATATACTCTACCATTGACCATTTTTATAGAACTATAGGATGCTAATCCAAGACTCCTAGATAAATATAGGACATCATCTTTAAGTAATGCTGATTTTGTGCAATATTCAAAACCACTTGTGCTTAAATATCCGTCTGTATCTAATAATCCAGCCAATATTTCTAATCTATGTATTCTTGAAGAGGTTTTATATTCTTGTGGTATAAATTTATCTCCACTTTTCTTTGCCAATAATCCCATTGAACGTAATGATTCTCTTATATGATTACTATAATTTTTACATCGCTTTCTTTCATGAGTTACAAAATGATAATTATAAGATAAATTATCAACTTGTTCTTCCTTTCTAACCTCCAATTCATATTGTTCAGCATAATTATATATTGATTCTTCAATTTCAATGTCAGGGGTGCATATACTTAATTGATTATTGCAAGTGCAACCATCTCCTAAAATTAACCCTAATAAATAAGGATCTAATATTGGTTCATTTGCTTTTTCAAATTCTACTCCAGTTCTATAAAGTTTATGTATATGTTTAAAAGTATTACTTTTAGTTAAATATTCTTCTACTGAAATATTTACTATACTGCCACCTAGCATTGAAGGATATATTTTCTTTTTTGAGTTTTTACCTACTTGATTTGTTTTCTTAAGACTTAATATATGACCTTTGTTTACAGTAAAGCTTTCTCCTTTTCTTGGGAGTATTTTATACATCTGATCTTTACCAGTATGTAATTCTAAAACTTTTCTAGGAGTTGAATCTACTCCCATGAGCAAATCATTTATTACTATTTCTTCTACATTTTTTATAGATCCGTCATACATTAATATTTTAGTTCCTTTAGCATGGCAACCTGTTGGCAAGGATATGATTCCGCTTTCTCCTTCTTTAAGATTATTAACTGCTTCTACAGATTCTAATTGATATGGTCTTAATTCATATGACATTCTAATAATCCTCATTTTCTAGATTATTTACTATAATTATATTCATTGGTTTATCAATCTCATACACATTACACTTAAACAATTCCTTAATGTTTTTGTTAAACATATTCTTAAAATCTGCACCGCTTTTTTCACAATGTAACTCTGTAATCTCATCAGTTGTAAGAACACTTTTATGTATCATAGTTAGTCCTTTATTTGCATTATTCTTATCTCTTGCAACCATTGATACACTATAGCAATCATCAAATCTCCAAGATTTAGGTTTTAATATCATAGCAAACATTCCATCTTTTGTTTCTACTGCTAAAGTAATGTCTTCATCAGACTTCATAATTTTAACAAACTTAGATACAGATTTAATTTCATTAAATTTAGTGTAATATAACATTTATTCTTCATCCTCTTTTCTTTCATTCAATTCATTCTCAATCTGTTGCAAAACATCAATAGGTATTTGTGCATGGTTTAAATCTTCTATCTCTTGCAATGCTTTCTGTTCTTCAATTGTAATTTGTGGTTGATATTCTAATTCTTTCTTTTTCAACAATAATGCTTCAAGTTCCTCTATGCTAAAATCATCAATTGATTTTTCAATACTATTTATTTTTGCTTGGACACTCCTTCTCTCGTTTGATTTGATCTTATTTGTGTATATTAATCCTTTTGTAGCAACTTCTTCTTTTACTAATCTATTAAAATTTGCTTTATCGTCAAATTTACCTATGTATGTAACACAATATTTATTATTTTTTGTTAAGTAGTTATTATTGTATCTGATTAATTCTAATTCATCTTGGAGAATATTATTATATTTCCTAATTGATCTTGAATCGGTGACTAACCCCTTTAGTTTAGTTTGTGATAAATATCCAAAATTATATTTATTACTAGATACTCTTCTACACGCTATAAAATATCTAATCAAATTAAATTTACCAACGTTCAATGATTCTAAATGACTAAATATTTTATTTATGTCTTTGTCATGAACAATAAAATAACCACTATCTGGAATGTCAGGAAACTCTGCATAAAATATATAATCTTTATTCAATTTACTTACGTTAATTTCATTACAATGTATATCATATAATTTTGTGATATATCCTTTCTCAACTAGTCCAGTTATTGCTTCTTTTATTGTTCCAATTATTTTTCTATTTCTTGATGTTTCTATTTTCATAAATTGTGCAATCATATCTATGGAGCATATTGTAGAAGATTTACTTATTATATAATTTCTCAATAATAAAACTAATACTGTGATTTCTTCATTCGAAATATTTGGATTGTCATATATATTATTTTGTAATTTCACAAAACTTTCACCTATTATTAGTTTTTTATCTTGTTTTATGAGTGTTTTTCTACCACTAATCACCTCCTCTATAGTATTCTCAATGTTATACCCGTTATTTATAGAATCATATTCATCTATATATTTCCCCTCTATACAAAGTAACTCCATAATTGTTTTCTCTTTAGTATCTAGAGGTTTAATTTCTTCTAATATTTCAAATACAAAATATTCTTCACCAAATTCATTCCAATCCTCTTGCAATTTATAACTATGATGAGAATTTGAATTTAATGCTCTAACATGTTCTTTCCAACGATTATCTATATCGTTACTCTTACCAATATATACTTTTCCATTTTCTTTATTAGTTATTTTATATACTCCAACCAATTTATTTAATTTAATCATATTTTACTTAACTCCTTCTTATTCTAAAATTTATTTTATTTTAACTCCCTTTTACATCTATATGCGTTTCAGCCATTTACCCAATATATAGATTTACAACACCTAGACCCTAATGACCACTTTGAGCGTTTTTATAGGCATACGATAGAACATAGTATTCACTAGTGTTACAGGGTTTAAAATGTTATAATATACCCTATAATCTCATACATAGGTTTTCATGTATGCCTAAGAAATGAACAAAAGTGATTATTAGGGTGGCATTACGTATGCCTAAATTTTGAGCCTTTTTGTCATTTTTATAGGCATCTAATTAGAGAGTTAATTCTACATTACTATTAGAGATATAATTCTACAAAATCATTATAGATTAAATGCTACAATTTTTAGGGCGTACAATTGCTAACGCAATTTTAACACCCAATTTAATAAATTTTAATCATATTATTACTCCTTATGTATTCATATAATTGATGATCTTCTTCCGTTAAACATTTATCATATTGTTGTATTACATTTTCATAATAATATCTTATGTAAAACATTTTCTTTCCTTTAGTTTTCTTTTCCCATTCATCAGATAATGCTACTTTTTCAAATCCTTTTGTTTTTAGATAGTTAAACTCTTTTTGTTCTTCTTTTGTAAAAATAGGATTTAAGTAATAATAAATATATTCTGGCCTTTCATACAATTTTATTTCATATCTATTGTTTCCCCCTTTAAATTTTCTTTGATGGTCATCTTCATCAATATAACTTATTGGTTTTGATTTATACATTTCTATTAATTTATATTTATTGTTATTACTTGATAATTTTTTAGCAAACTTACTTATTGTATCTTCATATAATCCTATGTATTTAGATATTTCACTTCTGTCTGGAAAAGCATAATGAGTTCTATAATATATAGGAATAATTTGATTAGTTGATTTGTTTGTTTTTGCAAAAGATAGATAATAATTATACTTAGTTAATATTACACAGTATATTGCCCATTCTGTAGGTGTTAAAGTTGTTATTACTTTATATACAAAATCATATGGTATAGGGGAGTATCCATTTTTAGTTATGTTATCGCCTAATTTATTATTATATCCTATGTAAATATAAAGCAATTCAGTATTATTTATTTTTGATATATCTTTATTACATATTATTACATCATAGTCTATTAGTTTTTGTATTGCTTCTTTTATTTTAATAGGTTTTAATTGTGTTTCTTCGGAAATTATTGTAATACTAGTTGTTAAATATTCACTCTTTATTGCTCTGGACATTAGATACCATAGAATGTACCATCCATCTATTGTATATTTGTCTTTGATGTGAGATTCATTAATTGATTGATATTGTAATTTAATAAATCTAGTATAGTCTATACCCCTTATATCAAATGTTTTGTCAAAGTATATGTATCTGGAATCGGTTGAGTTATAGAATTGAGACAAGTCCTTTAGAGATTCTACTTTATTCATATTTTACTTAATTCCTTCCTTATTATGTAGTCATTTATTTACTCCATTGATTTAGTATTGTATCTAGTTTATTATTTCTTAGAAACATCCAATAAGTTCTATTTGTTTTTGGATTTATTCCTTTTGCTATGTTTTCTATATTATTATCTCTAATGAAGCGTAAAAGATTAATACTGTAGCAAAAGTAATATGGATTATTGTTTAAATTATTATTTGGAGTATTCACATTCAAATTCATTTTTAATTCCTCCAATATATTTGATATTTATAATTTGATTTAATTGGATATAAGGGAACGAAAATATTAATTGTTCTTCACAAGTTCATCTCAATTAATATTTTGTGCTATGCAGAATAATAATTTTATTTTTATACTTATGTAAAACCACTGGCAATAATATTAATTTGTAATTGTAATGGCATATGCAATAGAATCATCAATATCTTTCCTCCTTTCCGAATTTATTTCGTATTTGCCCCTTAGATAAGTATACCACAGTATAATATTCATGTCAACATATTTTATTTATATATCACTAAAGAATTTATTCAGTATCATCTAAACCATTATTAATCAAATACTCAATATACTTTTCCATCTCACTTTTAACTGCTAATCTTGCTTGATCAATTCCATGACCTGATTCTACATGATATATTTCTAAGGATATGTTTTGTCTGAATGGGTTAGGAATTGTTGAACTGATTTGTTTGTATTTTGTTTTACCTTTATTGAATGAATATGTACAGAATATGTTGTTTAGGATTTGGTTTAAGTCTGAGACAATGGAATAGACATTGGATATGGATTTTAATTGTGATTTATAGTTAGAGAATTGGTTAAGATTATTTTGTTTAGATTTATTCATATGTTTTTTTACTCCTTTCTAGATACTGATTTGTACAGATTTGTACCTGTGAATATTGTAACACAATATATTAATTATGTCAACAAATTTTATTTTAGTATTAATAATATTATGAGAAACTGCACAATAATAAAAATTTACCAGAGGAATTATTTCTTAAATCCTTGAAAGTATTGTTAGAGTAGTGTTACAGAGATTTGTACGGATGAAGTGTATTATACTATATACACTTTGTCCGAGTGAATTGGTGTAATGGTTGTTAGAGTAAGGATAGAGGGATTATTAGATTTGTGTTGTTTGGTAAATTTTTAGGGAATGGATTAATTTGATATGGATTGAGACTGTCAAAAATATTTTCACCAATTTTTAGATGGTCGTATATGAGGTATAATTGATTCGAGTTATAATGTAAACTGTACCCGCCGTATATAGGAATAGATATTGTATAATGGATATAAGTGCTGTTATATAAGGATTTTATGGAGGTTTTATTAGATGGATATTTTGATTTTTATAGATACATTTATTGTGATTATTGTTTTTATAATTTGTTCGATTGGATTGAAATAGATTTTGGAAATTGTTCATTTTATTATTGGTAATTATTGTGGGATTATTAGATAGAATGGATATATTTTATGATGTATTTTGTTAAATTTATTTGACTTTTGAGAAGTTTTGTGAATTAGTTTTTAGGAATAATTGGGTTGGAAATTGTTGTGGTGATTATGTTTTTGCGATGTGAGAACGAAGGGGAAATTGTGATGGATTTTGGATAGAAATTTTATGAGATGAAAATTATTTTGGATTTTTGTAATTTTAGTATTGACAAATTTATGGAAGTATGATTTATAATTTTATAAAATTTATTTTAAATAACTATTGACATTTTATAAAATTTGTGATTGAGTCGTGTTCGATAGTGGCATGAGGGTATGGATAGATGTACTGTGTCGAATCCTGTCGAATGGAAATAACTGGAATTTGTAAAAGTACGCCCACCACTAGGGTTACAGGGTTTATCTAAAAGTAATTGTTATAATTAATCAGTTTTGTCTATCAGTTTTACTTATGACAAACCGAAAACAACATGGGCCGATTACCTGCCTAACCCTACAATCCGCATGAATAAAGGATTTCTGCTATTTCCCGAATGTGACACAATGGGAACGAGTTACATTGGACGAATATTGGGCCTTATATTTATACTCGGAATGAATTTGAAGAGGTTAGAAGGGTGTTTTTGAGTGAGAAATGATAAGAGAATGATAATAGGATAATGTCCTGGCTTTTATGATCGACTGCACTCGGTAATGATTTGTCGAATTGATTTGATCGGGATAAAATGGAATGAATCGTAATGCGCCAATGATGCTGATTATATACGTTTATGATTATATACGTTTATGATTATATACGTTTATACGTATAAAAATCGAGGGCTATAACATAGGCGCAATCTTTGAAGTATTACTACAAACACTATACATCTATATGCAACATGCACATAGTTAATATAACTTACCAAAACAGTCGGAATTATATCCTACTAAAATGCTATAATATAAATTAATTTATATCCTACTAATTAAATTGGTATTAATACCAACTATTTAACTGCACTATAATCTATACTATCTTACTCAACATTAATCTATACTAAACTACTATGATTTAATACCTATTATATCACTTGGTATTCATATCCTATCATTCCACTATACATTAATACCAACTAAACCACTATGATATAAATCCATACCATTCCACTACACTATAATAAATTAGCACACAACATAAAAATAATACACTGTTATATATTACTATACCCTCAAGGGGTATCCTCCCATCCAAAATCTACTATACCCACGTAGGGTATAATATTCCACATATCGTAATAACCCTAAAATAAAATTCCCTATACTTACATATACCTCTAAACTCCAGACGTCTTAAAAGCCCCGTTCTGTCGCTCTAATCACATAATTTTATTTTTACATTTATAATCCCAACTTACTCATATTTTACATTGGCATACAATTTGCTACACTACAACAGGTCTATAAATTAACATACTGTACTAATACAGATAACTCTATATCATACGATCATATCATATCCAAAACAATATAATACAATAATAAAATAAAATATCTACAAACAATAAATACAAGCTAAAAACACGCTATAAATACATAAATAAATATACTTCCTACTATATAAATGCTATAATATTAGTGTAGTCTATTATATTTAAGAAAGAAGGAATACACATATGAACGAAGAACTAGTTACCTGCTGCAATTGTGATTGCGAAATCGAATTAGAAGACTCTAACACTATCGACAATGAATGTTACTGCGAAGACTGCACAAGCGAACTCTTTATCTCTTGTGAGTTCTGCGGAGAATACACTCCAAACGATGAAACAATCTCTTACACATCAGATAGAAACTATACAGAGTATTGTTGCAGTGATTGTGCCGATAGACGTTTAACTAAATGTGATGATTGCGGTGAATATTTTGAGAGCATACACACTGATTCAAATAATACTTCTTATTGTGATTCCTGCTCAGAAAACTTTTACATTTGTTCTGATTGCGGTGAATGGGTAAACAGTGATTATATGTGTTATTCTGAGGAAACAGGAGAAACGTATTGTGAGTCTTGCTATTCTAACCACAATCATGGAGGAAGTGAACATATACACGACTATTCATTTAAGCCATCACCTATCTTCCATGGTCACTCACTTGTGCAATATGGATTAGAACTTGAAACAGACAAAGGAAACAACATGTCAGACTATGCTGAAGAACTTCACGACCTTTCCAACGATGAGGACATATTTTACTTAAAAGAAGATGGCAGCTTAAACGAAGGTGTAGAAATAGTTACACATCCATGCTCCTTAGATTATCACTTAAATAATTTTCCGTGGTCTGATATCCTTCAAACTGCAAAAAATAACGACTTTCAATCACACGATGCAGACACTTGTGGACTACATATCCATGTATCACGTAAAGCTTTCGGCCTTGACTATGATGAGCAAGAAAAGAACATTGCAAAACTTCTATTCTTAGTCAATAATAATTGGAATGATATGGTAAAATTCTCTCGTAGAACTGAGAGTCAATTATCACGATGGGCTAAGAGATATTCAGAGAAGAATACTGCTATTGAATTATTAGAAGAAGGAAAACAAGCAGGACGATATATGGCAGTAAATTTGCAGAATAGCAATACAGTCGAATTTAGATTATTCCGTGGAACGCTCAAACTAGAAACACTATATGCCACAATTGAATTAGTAGACCTTCTTGTCAAATCCTCAGTTAATATCTCTATCAATGAACTCTACACTTCACACCTGTCAACCCTAATTGAAAATAGTACATCTTATACATATTTAAAGGATTATTGCATCATTCGGGAAATCATTGAAAGTAAAGAAGGTGTAGCAGTATGATAACACCTTCTTTACTCAAAAAAATCATAGCACTATTACTTCAAGGCAAAACACTTGTTATCTCTTATCAACCATCAAAAAATCAGCTAATAGTCAAGGAGCAGACTAAAATTAATATAAACGAGTAACAAATGCGTTACCCGATAACCTAGTCAAATACGACTATACCTATAAAAAGGTGTAGTCTTTTATTTTGTTCAAAGTTCGCCAGACCTTATAAAAAATTTTGAAATACCTAAAAACAAATAATAATTATAAATAACCTTCATTCTTCTTATCATTCGGCACAATGCAAGCCACATATACACCATATACCTTTCATACCTTCTATAATGCCACATAAGACACTATAAACCATTCATGCTATACTACCACACCTATTATTATAACCTTCTCAAATACCTCTTAAATTGTCTTACAATTGATTCTACAATGGCATTTTTAGACCTTCAAATATAATAATTATACAGGTATACACATATTCAATCCTAACCTCTTATAAGTTATTCTATGACCTATGCTATTAGTCAATAACCTGCACGATGCCACACGCTATACTCTACACTCTCAAACCTTGCAAGTTATCTATATTCATCGTAATTATTATATAAATTCAATACCATTTCCCTATCAAAATAATTACAAATAAAATTCTACAAATCAATACCACATTCTTAAAATCTCATTTTTCCTATAACAGCAAGCCACCTATAGTTGACAAGGAATTCCCAATTTCACCATAACAAAACGAGTATAACAGCATAGGTATACACTATCATGGAATACTTAATTTATTTATATATATCTGAAATATTCTATAACAGCAACGCATATTTTGTTCATGAAGGTCTAACCATCTAAAAAATTAAAATAATTATTAAAATATTAGGAGGAATTTATTATGTGTATTATTGTAGTCAAACCATCCGGTAAACGATTACCTTCCAAACAAATCCTATCTAAATGTTTCAGTTCTAATCCTCATGGAGCAGGATTTATGTATAACAATCCTCAAAATGAGTATAACAGCGACACTATAACCATTGCCAAAGGTTTCATGGACTTCGAATCATTCTATTCTGCTATAACCTCTATAACAGCCGATAATCTCTATAACAGCGACCTAGTAATACATTTTCGTTACGCTACACAAGGTTCAATTAGTTCTAAAAATTGTCACCCATTTCCTGTATCTAAAAAAATAAAAGATTTGCAAGCTCTAAACTTTACAACAAATACAGGTATTGCCCATAACGGAGTTATATCCTTTTGTAGCAATCCAAACAAACATGATCTATCTGACACCCAAATATTTATTAAAGATATTCTATCTCAAGTGCCACAAGATCAACTCAAAGACAATTTCGCCTATGAAAAAACTTATTCTAAGTTCGCCATACTAGACAAAGAAGGGTTTTCCTTAATAGGTAATTTCCTAGAAGACAATGGTATATTCTACTCAAATGATTCTTATGTCCCATATGAATATCTGTATAACAGGAATTCTTATAACAGCAAGCCATATATAAAACGTGGTACGTCCAATAACAAATATGCTATAACAGCATGGGGTTATAACAGCAACGATTCTTACATTGACGAAGAACAAAATTATTATTATAATGATTACACAAAGGAGGAATTAATGGAATTATGGCAACGTATGGAATAGAAGGAACCCAAATATTTTCTCTACCTGAAGGAGACTTCACAGCAGAAAGATTTTTTATAATTGCACCAACTATGATTAGATTCTTCGGGCAATTCAAAGGCAATTTTAAAGCTTTAGAGGTTACATTAAATAATCCTCTAATCTTTAATAATAGCGAACGTGATTTCTTGCAAGAGGAAATTAAACCATGGGATCATAACTGGAAATCATATCAAATCGTTTAATTAAGAGGCTCTTAACGAGTCTCTTTTCTATTTCCCCTTATAATCCATTATCTAAACACATAAGCCCTCTTACAATCAATCCTAGCGCATATCAGACCACATTCTATACAATCTCAAATCCTAAAATCCTAATAATTATCTATTATCCTTATCAATTCCCATATTCCGGCCACAACAAAAACAAACCAAAAATAAATAATTGACAACCATTCATACAAATGCTATAATGAACTTCTAGGGATATTCAAATTTATTTCCTAGACAATATTTACCAAATAAATTGAAAGGAGCAGAAAATTACATATCAATTATTATCTAATCCTAATACAAGTAACAAAATCAAATATAATTAAAAGGAGTTAATTATTAATGAATAACGTTAATTATTCAAAACCATATTCACCAGTTTTTGTTTGCAAATCACAGCAATTATGTGGGTTCTTTATGCTCAAAGGGTTTAAACTACATAATATGGAGCAATCAAGGGATAATCCAAATTTAAATGTATTCATATTTTCTAATAGTCCGGAATTACAAAAAACCATAAAAGAATTTCATGATTGGAGGAATAATACTTTTAATGATGTCTACAAAATCAATATTGCAAACACTAAACCAACAAGCCCACGAACAACTAATACCTTTAAGGAGTAGGATAATGAATAATAGTATATTTACTAAAATAGAAGAACTATTTAATGTCTTTATGTGTGAAGCAGCAATCGGGAAAACTCATACAATTATTGAAACATTAAAAGAACTTTCAGCAACAACTAAAGCATTAAATAATAAACCTGTAAAAACTTTAATTGTTACAAAATTTATTGATGAGGGTAAACTAATTGCAAGTGAATTAAATAAATTCAAATCTAATATGGCTAAAGATGAGAATTCAGAAAACAAAGAAAGATATGAAAAAGACCTTAAAAAGTATGAAGTATTAATAATTACCCATGCAATGTATAAAAAACTCTGTAAAGATCCTTATCATAAACGCAAATATTACATAGCAGAAAGAACTAATTTAATCATTGATGAGGAATTAAATATGGTTGAAATGGACTCACTAGGAGATACAGACATTGACATATTAAGGCGAACCCTTAGAGGTTTAAAATATCAAGATGCTGAAGAAAATATGTATATTGATCTTGAAGTAGCATTTAATAGAATCATATCTGAATTAGTTGAAAAGAAAGATCAATGCCACGACAAAACATTAAGATATTTTGAATTTACTAGCACTAAAATTGAAAAAGCAATTGATATGTTAAAATTAATGGTGAATGAGACTCCATTTACTAATAATTATGAATTCCATTTGGGTTATAGCCAGAATATATTCACAAATAAACTTAAATTATTAGATAAACTTGAAATATTAAAGAAATACTTTAACAATCCTAAAGTATTAGTATCTAATAAAACATTATATACTTTTGATGATGACTTAAAGTATTTCTTCCTAGACAATAATATCTTATTGGACGCTTCAGCAAAATTCCACGAACTATACAAACTAGGAAATCAATTCAAACTGAATGAAGCAGAGCGCATTTTCCCTCATAATAATTGGACTATCCATATTTCTAATACAAATTCAACCAAAACTGCAAAGCATAACGATGATAATTTTTATAAGGATATTGTGGCCTTAATTATCAAGGAATGCACCGATACAGATAATATTCTAGTGTTAGGACTGGAGGAGGATATTGCAAATATAAATAATAATTACAGTGATAAACTCATACACCTTGAAAATATCAAATATAGTAATTTTCAGAATATGCGCGGAAAGAATGATTGGAAAGATTTTAACAAATGCTTTATTATTCACACTCCAGTAATGCCAGCACCCTACTACATTTTTATGTATATGCTTTATACAAATGAAATCCCAACTGAAGAGGAGTTTAAATTTCAGAAAATAAATAAAAACATGGGATTTAAATATAATGAAACATTGGAAAGTTTAAGAAAAACTGATATTATATCTAGTATATATCAAGGGATTAAAAGAATTAATAGGGGAACTGGTCACATAGAAGATAAAGCAGACGTTTATTTAATTAATGGAGACACTGAGATTGTAAATGTCATTATTCAACAACTAAAAGATGTTAATGTAGTTAATTTTAAACTGCATGAAGAGAAAGTGAAGAAGGTAAAAGGTTCATATAATGAATTTATAACTTTACTTAAAACATTAGAAAAAGATAAGGAATATCTTGTTAAAGACTTATTAGAACAAATAAATTATAGGGTTGATAATTTTAATAGATTATGGAAAGAAGAAAATGTCCAAAAGGTAATCAAGGAATTGAATATTGAATTAATCAAAATAAATCGTATAAATCATGTAGTAGTTAAAAGTGAAAAGTAATAAATAAATGTAATTAGTCAATTATACTATATATAATCTTATATAGTCTTTTTGACTAATTACGAATCTAAAATATTACAAATTAAGAGTAAAATCAACTAACACCAACTTGCAGCGCCTTTTCAATTTTGAGACAAGCTCAAAATAGGACTTGTTAACTTTTCTTTTTCTATCCTCATAAAATACAGTGATCCGAGACCGCATGTCAGCATTTCGCTATTCGCTCAATGACTGAATTTATACTTCTAATAATCTTTTTCTTTATAAAATTTATAAATCCTAATATAAAATGTTCTATGTGGAACAATTGAATCAAAATATAAAATCTTTACATCCCTAAAGAATCATGCTAAACTATCAATATCAAATCTATTCAAATATCCAAAAGGAGGCCAACTAAATGTCTAAATGGCTAACAGTCAATCCCTTTAAAAATCCTGAAGAATTCTTCATCCTACGCAAAGAGCGCAAACAATACATAATCAATCAATTATCCTCTCACAAAGCATTTGAGGCTGAAACACAAAATAACCAAACATTTATCTTTCATCCATCATCTAAAAAACCTAATTATTTCCAACTAACGTATTTTTACAAAGGTGAACCATGCAGCGATATCCAACGCAAAACACTGGAAGAAATTGCAGAAGAATTAATTCATTCAGATTTTAAAATATTGGAGGTAATACACTAATGGAAAATAAAACATTTACATATTATTACAGACTTAGACCTCCTTCTCCTGGATGTCAACCAAAAAATGGATTATTAGAAATGAATAGCGAAAAGGTTATCCACAATGACAGAACTTACTGGGGATCTTGCACTTATGATA